GTACTCAAGGTATCTCTGGTGGAGGAGGTGCTCAAGGAACACAGGGTACTCAGGGAACTCAAGGTACTCAAGGTATCTCTGGTGGAGGAGGTGCTCAAGGAACACAGGGTACTCAGGGAACTCAAGGTACTCAAGGTATCTCTGGTGGAGGAGGTGCTCAAGGAACACAGGGTACTCAGGGAACTCAAGGAACTCAAGGAACTCAAGGAACTCAAGGTCTTCAGGGAACCCAAGGTACTCAAGGCACTCAAGGTATTCAAGGTACTCAAGGAACACAGGGAACACAGGGAACTCAGGGAACCCAAGGTACTCAAGGCACTCAAGGTACTCAAGGTACTCAAGGTACTCAAGGTGCTACAGGAACAGGTACTCAAGGTACTACAGGAACAGGTACTCAAGGTACTCAGGGCACTCAGGGCACTCAAGGAACTCAAGGTGCTTCAGGTGTTACGAATATAACATTAACACAAACTGGTTATTCATGTACATATCCTATGTCTGCAAGTGGATCAACTATAACTGTTAATTCTAGTAGTAATGGATATGGAACTCGTTATGTCCAAACATACACACCTACAACTGAAGGATGTGATGGGGACATTTGGTATCAAATAACCTGATAAAATTATGGCAGCTTCATTTATTAAAAAATCCGATGGAAATTATTATTTGAGATTAACTGATAATACTACTTCAGTTAAATTTGCAGCAGTTGCTAATGCTGGAAATACTTATACGTTTTCAGTTAATGGAAGTGTAGTGGTATCAAAACCAGATGGTAACTCTAGCACTTTTTATTCATCAAGTGCAACTCCAGTTCCCTCTGGCGGATCTTTGGATAATGGGTTTTTTCCAGGTTCGGAAACAAATTATACTTATTCTGGGTCTGGAACAAGAGATTATCTTTTATCGTTTACTTCTTCTGGTCCAGGAACACAATTTTATCTTGGAGGAGCATCATTAACTTGGGGAGGATATGCTTATCCTGGAAGTGGGTACATTTCAAATCCCGTAGCAGTTGGTGTTAAAACTCCATTAAGCATTAGAAATACAGGAACTTTAACGCACATATTTGACAATGACACCAATACAAATACATTATTTAATGGCACTGGAGCAACTTTTGTAAATCAAAATCCAAATGCACCAGATGGTGTGCCTTGCGATTCAAATAATTTTAATTATTCACAAAAATATTATACAGTATATTGGAACACTGCATTCCCAAATAGTAATTATACATTAAATATAACAATTTTAGATAATCAATCAGCATCTGGTGATCATGATGGTTTTATTAACTTATGTTCTATTGCAAATAAAACTACTTCTTCTTTTGATATTCAATTTTACGCATCAAATGTTAATGCAATTAGTTATGTCAGATCATTTTCAGCATCTGCATCTTACGAATCATCTTGGTCTAACGCAGGTAATATTTTTATCAAGAATGGTGGTTCTTGGAAAGAAGTTCAAACTGCATGGATTAAAAGGAATGGGTCTTGGGCAAAAGTTTTTCAGAATTATGGCAACTCATCTTGGATAAACATGCTTGAAAATTTAGATGATGCCATTGACTTTGGTGTTCAAGTAATTGCCAATAATTAATGTTATTTCAATTATATATTTACTTGAACTGCTATCCTCTTGACGACCTCCCCCCCCCAGATGCCCTTGTATATCATTTTGATCTTTAAAATATCTCGTAATGCATTGGCACCTATATAGTATAACAAAAAAGTAATCGCAATAAGTAATGGCGGACAGATTTCCACTTATAGCAAATCCAACAACTCAACAGATTGAGGAATTAGCACCTGGAGATAATCTCAATTTACAGAATAGTGGAATAGTTGGTGCTACAACTATAACCGCAGATAAGTTTGTTGGAAGTTTAGAAGGAAACGCAACGAGTGCGGATAGATTAAATAATGCTGCGAATATAACTTCTGGTATTGTTAGTACTTCTAGACTTAGTGGTTATTATGGAATTAATGTAAATAGTGCAAATATACTTACAAATGCTGCTGGTATAACTTCTGGTTTTATTAGTAGTGATAGATTATCTGGTCATTATCCAATTTCTGTTGATTCTGCTTCTTCTTCTGATGCTTTGACTGATGCATCAAATATTACAGGTGGTATAGTTCCTTCCGAAAGGTTAGAGGGATTTTACGACATTAATGTAGGAACAGCAAACACTGCAAACATTATTACTCCTGGAAGTTTTCAGAATATTAGTATTGGAGGAAATGCTGCTACTGCTACTACAGCAGTCAATCTTTCTGGTGGAACAGTTTCTGGTGTTGATTTAAATATTAGTGGCATTGGTACAATTGGAACTTTAGGTGTTTCTGGTTTAACAACAACAACTAACTTAAATGTAACCAATTTAGCATCAATTGGGTTTGCTTCTGTAGGAGTTGCAACGATTGGATTTGGAACATTTACAAATGTCAGAATATCAGGTGCTGCTACAATTGGGTTCTTAACAGCAACTAATGCTCGTGTTTCTGGAACTGCTACTGTTGGATTTTTAACTGCAACTAATTTAAATTCACCCAATGCAACTTTGGGAATTGTTACTGCAAATACACTCACTGGTCTTAATACATTATCTTCGTATGATGCAACCCTTGATTTTATTAATAATACTAGGATTACATCGGGTTTATTGGTTGGAACTGCAGCATCAATTGGAATTGCAACAATAGGATTTGGAACTTTTACAAATGTACGAGTATCGGGAATATTAACTGCAGGTACATTTTCTGGTAATTTTAGTGGAGGAATAGTTGCTGCTGCTGCTTCTATTGGAATTGCAACAATTAGTTATGCAAATGTCGGACTTGCATCAATTGGTATTGCAACTGTAGGATTTGCCTCTGTTGGTATTGCTACTATAGGATTTTTAACCGCAACTGATGTTCGTGTTTCTGGAACTGCTACTGTTGGTCTTTTAACTGCAACAACAATTTTCACTAATAATTATCTTGGAAATGGGGAATCCATAGTAGGTATTGTAACTCAAATTAATATTGGGACCGGTCTTACTTTAACATCTACACAAACAGCAGGAAAGGGAATAGTTAATGTAGGAATTCGCACTACTATAGGAAAAACAATCTTTGTTTCCTTTGAAGGAAATGATTCAAACACTGGATTGTTGAATAATGATGCAAAGAAAACTATAAAAGCAGCAGCAGCACTTGCTTTACCTGGAGATACAATTAAAGTTTTTCCAGGAACTTATGTTGAAAATAATCCAATAGTTTTATCAAAAGATGTTTCAGTGGAAGGAACAGAGTTGCGTAACTGTTTAGTTTCACCACAAAACACTGGACTTGATTTATTCCACGTTAATAATGGATGTCATTTAACAGATTTAAGTTTTGTTGGTGCTCCATCAACAAATGGTGCATCGGTAGTATCATTTCAACCACTTGCTGGAGTTTCTACTCATAGATTTTTTGATGCTGCAAGAATGATTCGTATGAATCTTGATTTTATTTCTGAAGAAACTGTAGGATATTTAACCAGCACAGATTATAAAAATCCTATATTTAATTCTGGAATAAGTACAATTAGAGAAGGTGTTGTATCTGCATTAAAGGCAGTATGCCATGACATTACAAGGGGTGGAAATTCTAAGTGTGTGGTTGCAGGAAAATCATATTACACTGCAGGAGGAGCACTTCAGAATATTGTTGGATTTAAAACCGAAACAATAGATGCCTTTAATTATGCAGTAGGAATTGCAAGGTCTTGTATTAATAATGTTTCTTTTGCAAAAACAAGTGGTGGAAATTATCAGTCTTATTATACACAAGTAAAGGATGTTTCCATTCAAGCAGATTCTGCAACTGGATCTAATACTAATTTAAATTCTTGTTCAAATGTAATTTCTGCATTATATTCTTGTGTTGGAATTGTGACTACAATAATTAATGATGGTTTGAGTGCTCTTGGTGGAGCAGGAATTAATACAACACTACCATCAGCATATGATGGACAATCAAGTAACAATTGGTCCAGCACAAAACTTGAAGGAACAACGTTCTCACCTGGTGTCGGAATTATTTCAAAAGGTCCTTATATTCGCAACTGCACAAATTTTATACCAAATAGCATTGGATTAAAGGTAAATGGTTTTGATGCAGAACCTGGAGATGAAATTGATAATGGCATTCAAGGTTCTATGAGTGTTGATTCTTATACACAATATAATCAAGGTGGTATTGGAGTGTCAATTACCAATGGTGGTTATGCTCAATTAGTTTCTATCTTTACAATTTGTGATGATATTGCGATTTATACATCTTCTGGTGGTCAGTGTGATATTACCAATTCTAACAATTCATTCGGAACTTATGGATTATATTCAAATGGTGTAGGGGATTACTCTAGTAGATCAATTTTTAGATATACTGGAACTGCAAATACAAATGCTACTATAGGTCAAAATATAATTACAGTTTCTGGTTTGGGAACCAATAGACCATATCAAGGGCAAGCAATTTATTTTGGAAACTTATATTATTCTGTTGAATCTATAAGTGTCACTGATGGTGGTTCTGGTTATACATCGGAACCAATTGTTACAATTAGTTCTCCAACTGGTCCAAATGGAATTACTGCCGAGGCATTTCCTGTAATTGAAAATGGAAAAGTAGTTTCAATTAATGTTATTAGTACTGGTAATCAATATGTAACTGCACCAACTGTAACGATCAGTGGTCCTGGTGCTGGGGTTACGGCAACTGCTTCTGCAAATCTTGCACCAATATATTATAAAGTTGATGGTGCAACTTTACCATCTGCTGGCATTTCAACTATCACATTAACTGAAAATCTAAATAATACAGTCAGTGCAGGAACTACTGCTTATTTCTCTAGAATGAGTTTGCAGGTTGCATCTACAATATCATTTGAATATATAGGAGCAGGCAATGCAATTGAATCTGCAAGACCATCTAAAGGTGGTGTGACAAGACAACAGAATGAAGTCGTTAGGATAAATGGAGGAGAAGTTGTTTATACTAGTACTGACCAGTCAGGAAACTTTAGAATTGGTGAGGGAGTAGTTATCAATCAATTAACTGGAACCATTAGTGGAAGATCCTTCAGTCAAAGTTTGTTAAATACAGTAACACCTTTACTCATTGCATTAGGAAGATAAAATGGCAGTAGTAGCACTTAATACATTTAAAACTGTAAGAAAAAATTTAACCACTTCCAACGTTGGAATTTATACTTGTCCATCTGGAGTTGCTTCAATTGTAATTTTGGCACAAGTAACAAATGTCTCAACAGGATCAACCACTTATACAGTGACTGCTGTTCATTCTAGAAGCACAGAATCTCCCACTGATTATAAATTTGCAAATAATGTTTCTGTTCCCCCCAATGATTCTGTAAATTTAATTCCAGACGGAAGACTTGTGTTGGAAACTGGTGATGTAATTAAAGTTTCGGCAAATTCTGATGATAATTTAAATATTGTGTTGAGTGTTTTAGAAACTGCAAAAGGATAATATAAATGTATAATTACACTTCCGGAAGAGTTAAAAAAGAAACAAGAACAGGAATCACATCCGATAGATATGAATTTTTAGGATTAAATCAAGCAGAGCCAGATCTCGGAGATCCATTGGTTGGTCCTTCTTCAGTTGGTGCAAATCCAGCACCACCTTCAATATCTGGTGATCAATATTTACTCGTTGCCAATAAAAATAATCCGGGAAAAAGATATTGGATTGCATCTTCTCAGGTATTGACTGGTGGTTTAATTCCCGGTTCTTTCACTATTTTTGATGATAATATTCAAGTAGGAGCAGCAAATAGTTTTAATGTTTTTAATTTAGTTGGTGATATTGTGTCAGTAGATCCAGTTGGTTCTGGGGTTTCCGATCAAACTGGAATTGCGACAATTAGATTTTCACTAAAAGCGCCTGGTCAAGCAAATCAAATAATGTATCACGGAAGTGGTAATTTAATTAGAGCAGCAAGTGGATTTGTATATTCTTCAGGAAATATTGGAATTGGAAGTAATTCTCCAACTGAAATACTGGATGTAAGTGGAAATGGTAAGTTTCTTGGATCTGTAAGTGCTTCAAGTTTTGTAGGTAACTTAACAGGTACAGCAACTACTGCTTCTGGATTAACTGCAACATCAAATATAAACACTACTGGTATTATAACTGCTTCAAGTTTTGTAGGTAACTTAACTGGAACAGCAACCACTGCTTCTGGTGTTTCCACAGAAATAAACATTAACACTACTGGTATTATAACTTCTTCAAGTTTTGTAGGTAATTTAACTGGAACAGCAACCACAGCAACCATAGCATCTACAGCACTTGGAGTATCAACATCAATTAGCATCAATACCACAGGAATTATAACTTCTTCAAGTTTTGTAGGTAATTTAACTGGAACAGCAACTACAGCAAATAATGTAAGTTCTAGTATTAATATAAACACTAGTGGAATTATAACTGCTTCAAGTTTTGTAGGTAACTTAACAGGCACAGCAACTACAGCAACAAATGTAATTAGTGGTTTTGCATCTGTTTCTTCATTGAATGTCTCTGGCATAACTACGATTGGAAGTGCAACAACTTCCACAAATACACCATTACAAGTTGAAACTTATGGAGTAAAAACAGGAACTGGTAATTTTATTGCTTCAGTTGGAATTACTACATCCATAGATAGTTTTTCCATTACAACTACAGACTTCAAATTAGTTGAGTATTCTGTTCATATTGGATTTAGTAGCAGTATTCAAGTTCAAAAAGTTTTAATTATGCAAGATGGCATTATTGCAAATGCTGAATCTTATGGCATTATGTATAACAAAAATGCTTTGGTTGCAATTGGAGCAACTTTGGATGGGACTGACTGTAAATTGCAAGTTACACCTCAGTCTGGAGTAAATGGAGTGACCACATATAGATTCGTAAGAGGAAGTTTATTATAATTAATTTATCATTTCAAATGAAAACATAAATACTTAAAAACTCTCATGGCAGATAAAGGTTTCGGTTTAAATCAACTAAATTTTACTGGAATAGCAGGAACTTCATTAATTGAGAGTGGAGATACTCTGCAGGTAAATGCTCCTTTATTTTCTGTTAGCACAGATTTTTCTGTCGGTGGGAAGGTAAACTCAAATATAATTCTCTCAAGTTCTTATTCTATTGGTATTGGTTCTACTCAACCAAAAGAAAAACTTGATGTTTTAGGGAATATAAATGTTTCTGGTTCAGTAACTGCAACATCTTTTGTGGGATCTGGTACTGATCTCATTGGAGTAGCAAAAAATACAATATCTGCAATTGACGAGAATAATTATTATTATCCAATTCTGACTCCATCTTCAGCAAATGCTGGTACTTATTCAACAGTTGTAGTTCCATCCAGTAAACTTGTTTTTAACCCATCAGGTTTGTTGGGAATTGGAAGCACGACTCCAAATTATAATTTAGATGTTGTTGGTACTGGAAGATTTACAGGAAATTTAATTGCTTCAAGTTTTGTAGGTAACTTAACAGGTACAGCAACTACTGCTTCTGGATTAACTGCAACATCAAATATAAACACTACAGGAATTATAACTGCTTCAAGTTTTGTAGGTAACTTGACAGGCACAGCAACTACAGCATCCAATGTAAGTTCTACTATTAACGTAAACACTACAGGTATTATAACTGCTTCTAGTTTTACTGGAAATCTTACAGGTACAGCAACTACAGCATCCAATGTAAGTTCTACTATTAACGTAAACACTACAGGTATTATAACTGCTTCTAGTTTTACTGGAAATCTTACAGGTACAGCAACTACAGCAACTACAGCAAATAATGTAAATTCTAGTATTAATATAAACACTACAGGAATTATAACTGCTTCAA